GTACTCAGGCAGCAGTTGCTACTTATAGTAAAAAACGAATAACTGAAGAAACAGCAATTGTAGCCGCTTTTAACGATGCAAGAAAGAAACAAGCGGCACAGGCAAACAGCGGCGCAGCAGCAGCAGCTAGAATGGAAAAATCTTTGAAAGAACTAGGTGACATGCTTTTTAGTGCTCTAGAACCATTAGTAGGCATAGCAATGGATCTTGGATTTTGGTTATTAGACCTTGCTATGAAAAAAGTAGGACCATTAGGCGAGTGGTTAGAAAAATTTGTTGTAAAGGTTAAGGAATTCCTTACAGATTTATTTTCCGAAGGCGGTGTAGGTCGTCTTATGTTAAAAATAGAAGGGTTTGTGCAAACATTAGTTAACAAATTAATGGATATGATTTGGCAAAAGATTCGTCTGTGGACTTGGACTACTAATCCTCAGACAAGAGATGCGACATCGGGAGAAATTTCTGAAAATCTTGAACAACAAGGTACTATGGGATTTGCCTCAGGAGGCATTACCAATCAACCATCAATTTTTGGAGAAGCAGGTTGGGAAGCAGCAGTACCGTTGCCAGATGGTAGAACCATTCCGGTAACTTTAAAAATGCCAGACCTACCAGCTAATACAAGTATGGATAGTGTGTCTAACAATACTGACTCTAAAGATCTGCTAGACGAGCTACAACTGTTAAATAAGAACATAGCAACATTGATTACACACTCTAAAGCTAATGTAGACATTGGTCGTAGTAGTCTTGATGCAATTAAAGGATTGGACGGTAACCTGTTCGCATAAACTATGTCTTGGAAAAAATACTTCACACCTGTTAATACATCTGGATCACTAAGTCCAATTAGTGGATCTGCTGACTACAGACCAACAGGTAGTAAACTGAATTACAGCAGTTATCTGCCAGATGTATATTCTGGATTTCCAAATCGTGTTGACCGTTATAATCAATACGACACCATGGACACAGACAGTGAAGTTAACGCTGCCTTAGATATTCTAGCAGAGTTTTGTACACAACAAAACGAAGAAAATTCTACTCCTTTTCAAATCTTTTTTAAAGATCAAGCTACTCCAACTGAAGTTAAGATTATTAAAAAATATCTACAACAGTGGACTAGGTTAAACAAATTTCAAAAACGTATCTTTAAAATTGTTCGCAATGCGTTCAAGTACGGAGATGCGTTCTTTATTAGAGACCCAGAAACCAATGCTTGGTTCTATGTTGACGCAAACAAAGTTGATAAAATTATTGTCAACGAGTCAGAAGGTAAGAAACCCGAGCAGTATGTTATCCGTGATCTAAACATTAACTTTGCTAACTTGTCTGCTACACAGATCAGTCCCAATAGTACTAATGCCCCTGTTCCTAGTGCATATTCTGGACAGAGTGGCGGTAACCGTGCTATGACTGGTGCTTATCCTACAAACGCAGGATCACGTTTTCAAATGAATCAAAATCAGTGGGCAATCAATGCAGAGCATGTGATTCACCTGTCAATGAGTGAAGGCCTAGACAACAATTATCCTTTCGGAAACAGTCTTTTAGAAAGTATTTTTAAAGTCTACAAGCAGAAAGAATTGCTCGAAGATGCTATCATTATCTATCGTGTACAACGTGCTCCTGAACGTAGAGTGTTCTATATTGACGTGGGAAACATGCCCAGTCACTTGGCAATGAGCTTTGTGGAACGTGTTAAAAATGAAGTAAATCAGCGTAGAATCCCCAGTGTCACTGGTGGTGGACAGAGTGTTGTTGACAGCAGTTACAATCCGTTGAGTATCAATGAAGATTACTTTTTCCCGCAGACTTCAGAAGGTCGCGGATCAAAAGTTGAAATTTTACCCGGCGGAACTAACCTAGGAGAAATTGATGATCTTAGATATTTCACTAATAAACTTTTTAGAGCCCTGCGTATACCTAGCAGCTATCTACCTACTGGCCCGGATGATGGCGGTAGTTCTTTCAATGATGGACGAGTAGGCACTGCTTACATTCAAGAACTGCGTTTTAACAAATACTGTGAACGTCTACAGAGCTTGTTAAACGAAGCATTTGACTTGGAATTTAAGAGTTACCTAATGAAAAAAGGTATTAACTTTGATCCAAACATATTTGAACTACAGTTTAATCCCCCACAGAATTTTGCCAGCTATCGTCAAACTGAAATGGACACAGCAAGGATCACGGGCTTTACGCAGATGATTGCTATCCCCCAGATCAGCAAACGATTTGCCCTTAAACGCTTCTTAGGATTGACCGCAGAAGAGATGGCAGAGAACGAAGATCTATGGAAAGAAGAAAATGGTCTTGACAAGAAAGCAGTCAGTGCCAGTGCCGAACTACGTGGCGCCGGAGTCACATCTGGCGGAATGGAAGCTGACATGATCGGACTTGATCAAGCTGGCGAATTACCGCCAGAAGGTGCTGACCCTGCTGCTACTGCTGCAAATCAACCTGCTGGGCAAACACCGGCTCCTCCTCCGCCAGCTTAAGATAAATATCCGTATGCTACTAAACGAATTCATTTATTTCAACAGCACCAATGCCGATCTAAAGGATGATGAGCGATACAATCCTTTAGAAGATACTAGTGTGATCACAGCTAGAGATCTACGCAAGACTAGATTAACTTTGGATATGATTAATAATCTACGTAAAGCAGGCGATGCTAGAGAAAAAGAGCAGAAAGAGCATCTTGATTTTGTTAAAGTCATGTATGCAACGCCTGCAGAAGCTCCGGCTTAAAATAGCGTAAGTTAACTGCTGCAGACGTTTTATAAATAATTCTGCAAAACAAATCAAAAGTGATTTAAAAAATCATGCCTTTCTGTCAGAAACGACTCGTTTTTGGCCTATTTCACATAACTAATTCAACTTGGCTGTAAATACATCGACAGCCTTGCCGCATCTAATTAAGGAGAAAACCGCAATGTCTAACAAGTTTGAACAACTATTAGATTATCTTGTCAACGAAGAAATGGATAAGGCCAATGAATTATTCCATGAAATCGTTGTAGAGAAGTCTAGAGAAATATACGAAAATATGATCGCTGAAGAAGCGGACGAAGATGAATTAACCAAAGAAGCCCAGGACGACGACATGGATGAATCCATGGACGAACCTGTTGAGGAAGAAACTACACTAGAAATTGGTGGAGATTCCGGCGACAACTTTGTAAACAAAACAATGGATCCAATGGCCATGGGCATGGATGGCGAAGACAATGACGCAGAGCCAGATATGGACGGCGACCTAGGTGGTATGGGCGGCGGAAGTTTAGAAGATAAAGTATTCGATCTAGAAGCTGAATTTGAAAAACTACAAGCTGACTTTGCTGCTCTTAAGGGCGACGAAAAGAGTGAGCCAGAGCACAGCGACGGTGAAGCTGATCCAGAATTTGGACCTTCAGACGACGATGAAGGCGGCGACGAAGACGGCGAAGACGGCGACGAAGAAAAAGAAAACATGTACAGCGAACGTATGCTTACCCGTGAATATGTTGAGAAAGTCGGCAACGATTGGGACAACAAAAGTTCAATGAGAACACCAGGTCCAGTAGGTTCTGGCTCAGGTGACAAAGCTGGACAGACATCTGTTGATGGTAAAAGAAGTGTAGTTAGCTCTGCTAGCGGACGTCCTACAACCAAAGCTTCTGCACACAATATTCTACAAGGTGGAGTAGGTGAAGGCAACAACACAGGAACAAGTCCAAATGGTAAAACAGGTGGTCTAGTTGGTAATGTCAAAGGTAAATTTACCGATGGCGGCATCCACAATGTTGACGGTGTTAAGTCCGGTGTTAAAACACTAAAAGGACAAACAGGTTGGCCTAACAACAACAAATCAGCTGGTCCAGTAGGTTCTGGGTCAGGGGACAAAGCAGGACAGACATCCGTAACAGGTACCAAGTCTATCCTAGACAAAGCCCAATAATTGAGAATTTGAGATGCTATATCTTAGAGAACAATTAAGTTTTGATCAAGCAGGAGTCGTATTAGAATCCGACGACAAGGATGGCAAGAATCTTTATTTAAAAGGTATTGCCATCCAAGGCGGGATCCGTAATGCTAATCAACGGGTTTATCCAGTTGATGAGATTGAACGAGCTGTAAAAACTCTAAATGATCAAATACAAGAAGGTTATAGTGTTCTCGGAGAAGTAGATCATCCAGATGATCTAAAAGTTAATTTAGACCGTGTGTCCCATATGATTACTCAAATGTGGATGGAAGGTCCAAATGGTTATGGAAAGATGAAAGTCCTTCCTACTCCGATGGGTAACTTAATTAGAACAATGCTCGAAAGCGGTGTAAAACTTGGCGTAAGTTCACGTGGCAGCGGTAACGTTAGCGACATGAGCGGCCATGTATCTGATTTTGAGATTATCACTGTTGATATAGTTGCACAACCTAGTGCGCCAGGAGCTTATCCTACACCAGTCTATGAACACCTGATGAACAGTCGTGGTGGTAATAGAGCATTTAGGGTGGCACACGAGGTAAAAGAAGATCCTAAAGCCCAGAAGCATCTCCGCGAGGCGATGCTTAATATAATAAATGGTTTAAAAACCTAAGGAGACAAGCGATGTTGGACGCATTCAAGAAGCTGGTCGAAAGTGGCATGATGTCAGAGGACGATAAGTCTGCGATTGAAACTGCATTTAATCAGAAAATTCAAGAAAACCGCGATCTAGTCACCGCTGAACTACGTGAAGAGTTTGCCCAACGATACAGTCACGATAAGACTGTTATGGTTGAAGCACTTGACAAAATGATCAGCGAGAGATTGGTCGCAGAGATGGCTGAACTTGCAGAAGATAAGAAGTCTTTAATTGAAACTAAAGTGGCTTATCAACGCAAGATGAATGAAGATGCTAGTGTACTAGAATCTTTTATCATGAATCAGCTAGGTAAAGAACTTGTAGAATTCCAAAATGATCGTAGAAAAGTTAGCGAGAATTTTGAAAAATTAGAACAGTTCATTGTAACTGCACTAGCAAGAGAGATTAATGAATTTGCCATTGACAAACGTGATCTAGCCGAAACGAAAGTTAAACTAGTACGTGAAGCAAAATCACAATTTGATAATCTTAAGAAACAATTCGTTACACGCAGTGCCGCAATTGTGAAAGAGACTGTAGAACAAAAATTAACATCAGAAATGAGACAACTCAAAGAAGATATTGATTCTGCACGTCAAAACGCATTCGGTCGTCGTTTATACGAAGCATTTGCACAAGAATTTAGCACAAGCTATCTAAACGAAAAATCTGAAACAGCAAAACTGTTAAAGATTATTGAGAAGAAAGATGTTGAGCTAGCTGAAGCAAAATCTGTTGTTACTGAAAAAGCAAAATTAGTAGAATCTAAGGACCGCGAAATTCGCGTTGCTCAAGATGTTGCTATCCGCAAAGAAGTAATGGCAGAACTGTTAGCACCGTTAGGTGCTGAGCAAAAGGGAATTATGAAAGAATTGCTAGAGTCTGTACAGACTGCAAAACTTAATGATTCGTTTGACAAATACCTACCAGCAGTTATGGAAGGCAACATCAAGAAAGTCACTAAGGCTCCTGCCAAAGAGATGATTACTGAAAGTGCAGAAATAACTGGAGATCGTGAAAATAAACAGCCACAGGTAGGCTTAGATAACATTTTAGATATCCGCAAATTAGCGGGTCTAAAATAATTTAATATTCAAGGAGAAGACATAAAATGTCACAACTATTAAATGAAAGATGGTCAGAGACCAAAGAAGCTCTGCTTGAAGGCCTATCAGGTAACCGCAAGTCTTCTATGAGCGTTTGCTTAGAGAATACACGCAAGTACTTGGCTGAAAGTGCAACTTCTGGAGCCACAAGCTCTGGTAATATCGCAACACTTAACCGTGTTATCCTTCCAGTAATTCGTCGTGTTATGCCGACAGTTATTGCTAATGAAATCGTTGGTGTTCAGCCAATGACAGGCCCAGTTGCCCAGATCCACACACTACGTGTTCGCTATGCTGATACCAGCAGTGGTGACAGCGTATTGGCTGGTGAAGAAGCACTAAGCCCATTCAAAATTGCTGCTGGCTATTCTGGCGCAGGTTCTACTGGTAAGGCTCAAACAACAGCCGTACTAGAAGGCCAACCAGGTAAGCGTATGAGCATTCAAATCTTGAAAGCACCAGTCGAAGCCAAGTCACGCAAGCTATCAGCTCGCTGGACATTCGAAGCTGCTCAAGATGCTCAAGCAATGCAAGGTATTGACATCGAAGCAGAAATCATGGCTGCTCTTGCTCAAGAAATCACAGCTGAAATCGACCAAGAAGTTCTAGCTTCTTTACGTAGTCTAGGCACAGTTGAACAAACTTATGACCAAGCTAGCGTATCAGGTACAGCTACATTCGTTGGTGATGAACACGCTGCTCTAGCTGTTCAAATCAATCGTGTTGCTAACTTGATTGCACAGCGTACACGTCGTGGTGCTGCTAACTGGGCAGTTGTTTCTAACCAAGCTCTTACAATTCTACAAAGTGCTACAACAAGTGCATTTGCTCGTACTACAGAAGGTACATTCGAAGCTCCTACAAACACCAAGTTTGTTGGTACATTGAACAATGCAATGCGTATCTATGTTGACGCATATCTTGCTGATACAGACGACAACAACCAATGTCTAATTGGTTACAAAGGACCATCTGAAGCAGATGCAGCGGCATTCTATTGCCCTTACATTCCTCTAATGAGTTCTGGTGTTGTTCTTGACCCAGCAACCTTTGAACCAGTAGTTGGCTTCTTAACACGCTACGGCTATGTTGAGTTGACAAACACTGCTAGTTCTTTAGGTAACGCTGCTGACTATCTAGGCAAAGTGGCTATCACTTCTGCTAACGTTAGCTTCCGTTAATCCAAATAGGATTACAATACAAAAACGCCCTTCGGGGCGTTTTTTATTGACCATACTATAAATACACAGTTCGCTCTTAATTGAGAGTTTATGCGGCACCCACCGCGTAGGCCTAGAACGCCAAACACAAAGGAGAAACAAATGGGACGTCCAATTCAAAAGAAAAATTTTGGTAATACAAATTCACCATACGCAGGTGGATTTACAGGCCTAGGTGGCGAAGGTGTTGCCGCAGTTGTAATCAGTAACAGTGGTACTAACTTTTCACAAGGTACCGTAGGAGCATTTTCTGCACCTAATATTGCTGGCGGTGTACAAGCTCTAGGTACTTTAGAAATCGTAGGTACTGGTGCTGATCGCGGCAAAATTATGAGTGTAACTATTACTGAACCAGGTACAGGTTACACAGCAGCACCTACATTTACATTAACTACAGCAACAGCAGTTTCAGTAACAGGTGCAGGTACAAGTACACAATTAACAGTCTATCTTACAACAGCTGGTATCTCTACAGGTATGAAAATTACTGGTACAGGCATCAGTGCCAGTGCAACTTTTGTTACATCAGTAGGAACTGGGATAATCACAGTTGATAACCCACACGCTGCTACAGTAAGTGGAACTATGACACTTGTTGACGCTGGTACTGGTTTTGCTAAAACTGTTACAGCAACATCAGCAAAACAAGATGCTATTTTGTTTACATCGTTTTTAACTACAGGTACTGCCGCAGTAACCGGTGGGGATATTATGAAACAAGTTGGTTCACGTCGTTACAAAGTACGTAACAGTGAAGGCGTTGGAGTAGTCAAACTAACTACAGGTACCAACGGTGCTGGTACTTTATCTGCAGGACAAATGAGTGTTGTTGGTACTGACTGGGGTGGCTCAACATACTACTTTGAAAAGATTAATCAACACACCGGTCGCGTGTTTACAAGAACTAGCACCAGTACTGCTGTATACTCAGACGGTCAACTTGCTAAATGGACTCTTGGTGAAGCCACAGGTACAACTGTAGCTACAGCATTGATTTCTATATCTAATACAATTTAAACTTAATTGTATAGTAAGAAAAGGGCTTAGGCCCTTTTCTTATGATCTGCTAAATATGTATAAAGGAAATCTGCATGGCAACGGACGTAATTAGATACTCTGGTAATTTAAAAATAGCAACCGCGGTTGGCGGAACCATGACGTTTGATACTGGCGTCAATACTGGCAGTGTGATTATTACTGGTAATCTAACTGTACAAGGAACGCAGACCTATATCAGTTCTACAAATACCAATGTTACAGACAACATATTAGTTTTAAATTCTGGAGAAACCAGCGGCTATGTAACGCTAGGACAAGCAGGTATTGTTATTGATAGAGGCAATAACGCTAGTTCAACGTCGTCGGCACAATTGATTTATGATGATACACAACCGTGGTCTGCCTATAACTACACCGCTACAACTGGAACATCATTTTCAGGTCAATGGATTGTTAAGGCAGCAAATAAATTAAGTGCAATACAAGTAGGTGCAATTAGATTTGACGGACTAGGACCTGAAAATGACGGACGATTAAATCTATTGGGCCGCGGTGTAGTAGGTATGTTGTCTGTTGCAGTACAGAATAACTAT